GAGCCGTGGCAGGAAGCCGAGTGTCGGCGGCTGGTGGCTGAGCACGGACGCGAGAAGTTCGCGGGATTGAATCTGTTCGGAGTGGTGTAGGCGATGACTCCCTATTTCGGAAACCTCGGTCCGTATGGTTCCTACGCCGGGTCGCTCGGCCTGTACGGAGCGCTCGTCGGCTACGGTCAGTTGAACTGGACCGAGACCTCTCCGCCGCAGTCCTGGACCGAGCCGGTTTCCGTCGACGAGGCGAAAGCCCACTTGCGACTTCCGGCGCGCTCGCCCGCCGACACGGGCGAGGACCTGCTGATCTCGGGGATGATAATCGCCGCGCGCGAAGAGGCCGAGATGCGGCAGAATCGCGATATCGTGCGGAAGCAGTGGGACTACACGTTCGACTACTGGCCGAACTACCGAATCGAGTTGCGCGACCCGCTCGTGAGTGTCGATCTCATCAAGTACCGCGACTACAACGGCGACTACACGACGCTGACCCCGGAGACGGACTACATCGTCAACACGGCGCACCATCCCGGCATCGTCGCGCCAGCCTGGGCCAAGACCTGGCAGACCTTCGCTCCGTACCCGAGCGGCGCGGTGCTGATTCGCTTCACCAGCGGATACCAGCCGTCGGCTTCCCCCTGGTGGACCGCCGGGCCGGGCCAGCGAGTCAAGATCGGGATGCTGATGCTCATCAACGCTTGGTTCAACAACCGATTGCCCTATGAGCCCGGCGTACAGCACATCGGGGAGTATCCGATGGGCATTGAATCGTGCCTCGGTAACGGATGCCTGGAGCGCGTGAAGTGAGGCCTGGCCGCCAGCGCATCCCGAATACTGGGGACTACCGGCAGGTGGTGGTGATCGAGCAACCGCCAGTGGCCACAGACACGCCAGGTCAGCCTACCGGCGACTGGACCCCATTCATGACTTGGTATTGCTCGGACCGGCCCACTGGAGGCGTCGAGCAGTTCGCGGCGGGGGTGTACACGGCGAAGGCTGGACACGTCTTCGAGGGGCATTGGGCTGCGGGCGTAACAGAATCGATGCGAATCAACCTATCCGGGCGGATGTTCGACATCGCCAACGTCAATAACGTCGATGGACTCAACAGGACGATGGTAATAACGGCCACGGAAGGCCGATCGCACGGTAACGAATGACGGTCCAGGGCGGCGTAAAATTGCGGCTGTTGGCCGATTCCGGATTTGCATCCGTGGTCGGAGCGAGGCTGTACCCGGTGCGTCCTCCGGACAGCGTTGCCGAACCCTATGCTTACTACCGATACGCCAACGAGATCGACGCCAACACGCTGACGGGGAATGACCGGCGCATCATGGCCACGTTCACGCTCACGGTGGCCGCCAAGAGGTACGAGCAGGCGTGGACGGCGGCGAATGCAGCGCGCGATTCTCTCGCAGACTTTATTGGATCACTGGGCGTTCTTTCTCCGGCCGACACCATCGATAACGTGACGATCTTGTTTGAGAGCGCGGTCGATGAGGAATCCCCGGTCGTGGGCATGTACGAAGTCGTGTCCGAGTTCTCGATTTCATTTCCATTCTAAAAGGGCTGACCGCCCAATTCAGCACAAAGGAGAGTATCAGCAATGAGCAGCAGCGCAGCGTCTTCACAGGGCACTCAGCTATCTCTGTTGACGAGCAGCCCTTCCACTTATACACTGATCCCGCAGATCGAGGGCTTCACTGGTCCTTCGACTGTGCAGGATTATGACGAGATCACAAACCTGGATTCGAGCAGCGGGTACAAAGAGTGGGTCGCCACTCTGCACGATGGTGGCGCAGTTTCGTTCACCATGATTGCAAAGCCAGGCGACACCACCCAGGGCGCGCTGGAAACGGCAAACGTTGCTGGATCGCTCCAGGCTTTCAAGATCACGTGGCCTACCGGGTTCACGAAGACCGCGACGTTCAACGCATACGTGCAGAAATACGAGTACCAGTTCCAGAAGGGAAAGTCAGTGCGCTACGGCGTTGAGCTGAAGGTTACCGGAGCCGTTACGCTGGCGTAGAACCCATCGGGCGCGGGTAACCTCGCGCCCCTTCATTCTATATGCCTATCACCGCAGTCACGCCTTCGGAATTCTTGCCGCTGCCGTACAAGGACTCCGGGCTCTATTTCGATTTCAACTCGGCGGCGAAGATCAAAGAGTGGACCGGCTGCAACATCATCGCCGGGGATAATCCACTCGGCAGCGTGGCCGAAGATGGATCCGGGTTTCGCATGGACCCGGTGTTGCTACGGGCCATGCTCGCGGCGTGCCTGTACCGGGCGCATAGGCGCATCACGCTCGACGACGCAGGGGCGTTGATCCGGCCGGACAACATGGCCGTTATCACCGAGGGCGTCATGCGGGCATTCGCGTCGTTCTTCGGGAAGTCACTGGAGGAGTTGACGCAATCGCCAGCAAACCCTACGACGGAGGCGACGACGACGACGAGTCAGAGCCTCTGACGCTGGATGTCCTGTGGGCAATCGGGCGCTATGATCTGCGCCTTAGCGAGCGTGACTTCTGGCGCTCCACTTACCACGAGTTCTCATTGCTGCTTGACCGATACAACGAGGACGTCAAATTCCGCGCACGATGCGCCGGAGCGGATATCAAGGATGAGCCGCGGTACCTGACAGACGAGCAGGTCTACCGCAAATTCGAAGCGATGGCAAAGGCAAGCGGTGGCGCGTAATTCATTCAGGGTCGAGTTGCTCGGGGCGAAGGAACTGATCGATAAGTTCCGCCAGATGGACGACGCGGTGGGGCAGTCCTACATTGATCAGGCGCTCCAGGAGGGCGTCGACTACATGGAGGGGCGGCTCGTGAGCAAAGCGCGCGTAAAGACCGGGCTCATGCGGTCGGCAATACAATCAGGGGATATCAAGAAAAACAAGGGCCATATTGAGAAGGGGATCGCTATCGATGAAACAAGGGCGCCATACTGGCGCTATGTCGAGCGCGGGCGTCACGTCGGTCTCCGCGGTGTTCATTCGACGGTAGCTGCCGCACGCAAGGCCGGGCAGAAAGTGGCCGATGCTCGGAAGTGGATCGCCGGGAAAAGGGACCTGTCGCGCGAATGGAAAAACCGCAAGACCACAGCGCGGCAGGTAATTCGCGATTCGTTCCGAGATTTGATGCACGGATTCGGACTCCAATAACATGAGCGCACTCGCGTCAGCACTCGGAAGCCTGCTGGTAAAATTCACGGCGGATGCCTCTGGATTCTCGCAAGGATGCCAGCAGGCGCAAAAGGATCTCGACGGCGTACAGAAAACCGTCGAGAAACTCGGCTCCTCGCTGGCCGACTTCGGATCGCGCCTAACGGCGGCCGTGTCCCTGCCGCTCGCCGGGGCTGGATTGGCCGCGCTCAAGATGGCGAACGAAATGGAGCAAGCCTCCATGGCGTTTAAGACCATGATGGGCTCGGCGGAGGCAGCACAGGTACACCTCGACGAATTGAAGCGGTTCGCCGCGCAGACGCCGTTCGAGTTCGCGGACCTCGTACAAGCCAGCAAACGGATGCAGGCGCTCGGGTTCGCCGCGGCTGATGTGGTGCCATCTCTGCGCTCGATCGGCAACGCGGCATCCGCGCTCGGCATGGCCAAGGAGGGAATCGACCGGATTACCACCGCGCTCGGGCAGATGATGGCTAAGGGCAAGGTGCAGGCCGAGGAAATGCGGCAGCTCGCCGAGGCCGGAATCCCGGCCTGGCAGATCCTCGCGAAGACGCTGAACACCGACGTGGCGGGCGCGATGAAGATGGTCGAGCAGCGGGCCGTCGATGCGTCCGTGGCCGTCCCGGCGCTCATGGAGGGGATGAACAAGAAGTTCGGCGGGCTGATGGAGCAGCAGATGCAGACCATCGGCGGCATGTGGTCGAATCTCAAAGATCAGATCGGATTCGCGCTGGCCGACATCGGTAAAGCCATGACGCCGTGGGCAAAAGACATCATGGCGAACGTGCTTTCTCCGATGCTTGAGAAGGTCAAGGAACTATCGGCGGCATTCGGAACGATGAACCCGACAGCGCAGACGGCGGCGATGGGGCTTGGCGCCTTGGCCGTCGCCGGACCTCCGCTTATTGCGGCCCTGGGCTACATGATCCAGGGCATTGGCGCATTCGGCAAAGCGCTGCAAGGAGTTATCCCGCTTGTCACCTCTCCCGCCGGGATTGCCGTCGCGCTCGGCGTAACGCTGGTCGGGGCGCTCGGCGTCCTGGCCTACAAGGCGCACGAGGCAAACGTCGAGTTTGAAAAGACCGCCGCGAACTTCGAGAAGTTCCAGCAAGCGAAGGCGCGTCAAGCGGAATCTGGCATCGTTGGGCCGGTGAACACGATGAACTGGGAAGATATCGAATTCACCCAGACATCCGGCTTCGGGAAGGGGTTGAGTCGCGGCATCAGCGTTCAGCCGATCGTTGACAATAAGGCGGCGCTCGAAGCGGATGCGAAAGCGGCCGAAGAGTACGCGCAGAAGTGGGCGAAGGCGATGTCCGCTCTCGGGATCGAGTCCAACCGGTTCCGCGAAATGGAAGTTGCGCTTGTCATGCTCAATGACAAGCTGAAGGCTCACGGCATCGATCTTGGCAAGACCACGACGGCATACACCATCCTGGCCACCGCGCAGGCGAACGGCATCATTACCTCGTCGCAGTTCCGCGATGCGGTTGCAGCGTTCGGGAAAGAGTGGGAGAAGGCGCACCCGTGGGTTCAGCAGGTCGCTCTGGATCTGTCCGAGAACAAGGAGAACATGGATGCGTTTCGTTCGGCCATGGCGGCGGCCGATGCGCAGAACCTTGGGCGTGTGTTCGACAGGATCGCCAAGTCCACCTTCGATGCGGCCTTCGCGCTCGACAGCCTTCCCGAAAAGGTCAATCACATGGCCGAGATGACGATTGCCGGGGTGGCTGCGATTGACGATGCGTACAAGACCCTGGGGATCAAGTCCAGCGCATCGCTGCAAGAGGCTGCCGAGAAAGCGCAGTCCGCATATTACGACATCGAGCATTCGGGCGTGGCGACTGCGGTAGACATCCAGCGGGCATGGGTGGCGATGGTCGCGGCTCAGATCGATGCCGGTGAGAAGCTGGACAGTGGAACGATTACGCTGTACGAGCGGCTCAAGACCAGCACGGCGTCAGCCACGAAGCAGATGCAATCCTCGTGGAAGACCATGATGCAGCAGGTGTCGACGGCGATCAACGACCTGGCGAAGTCGCTTACCGATGTCATTTTCGGGACGAAGGCAATCGGGGAGGCGTTCACCGATCTCGGAAAAACCATCGTCCGCATCATCCTTGAGCAAATCATCGCCAAGGGGATTGCGAAGCTGATGAATGCTCTATCCGGAGTACTGTCCAGCCTGGGTGCAATCGGAAAGGCGATGGGGGGTATCTTCGGCGGATCAGGTGGTGGCGGAGTGCTTGGCACGACGGTGGGGGCTGCTTCTACTGTCGGGGGAGCGGCGTCCAGC